CTTGTCTGCATCGTTGAGTGCCGGGCTGAACTCCAAAGCGGCAATGCGTTGGAACTGGTCGATGGTCAGGTCTTGGAGTTTCATGGGAATTTGGTTTTGCAGAAGGTTAGTGCTTCCTCTATGACTTGGTGCATGTCAAAGTAGCGGTATTGCCCAAGCCTACCGCCAAAGTAAACATTCGGAGTTGCATCGGCTAATTCCTTGTAGGCTTGATAAATCTTGTTGTTGGCTTGGTCATTGACTGGATAATAGGGGTCGGTCTTGTCGGCAATGTACTCTTGGGGGTATTCGGTGCTGACCCAAGAGCCGTAGCCTTCCTCTTGCAGAAAATGCTTGTGTTCAATCTTGCGAGTGTATGGGACCTCGGAATCCGTGTAGTTCATAACTGGACAACCTTGCAGATTTGTTTCGGAATGCCATTCGTGTTCGTGCCTGACCGTTTTGTACTCCAAAGGTCCAAACTGGTAGTCAAAGAACTTGTCAATCGGACCTGTGTAGATTAGGTTCTCGGCAGGGGGTATTGGGTCAGTAAAGAAGTCTGTGTTGAGCAGCACGTCAATCCCATCCAGCAGTTTCTCAAAGATTGGTGTGTAGCCTCCAACCGGGATGCCTTGAAACTGGTCGTTGAAGTAGTTGTTGTCGTAGGTCATCCGAACAGGTAGGCGATTCACGATGCTGGCAGGGAGGTCCGTTGCAGGCTTCATCCATTGCTTTTCGGTGTAACCCTTAATCAGCAACTCGTAAACCTTCCTTCCGACTTTCTTGATAGCAGCGGATTCGAGGCTGCCGTCATCCGCACAGGCTGAATCCTGTTCAATGCAACGCAAAGCCTCTTGGGGTGTTGTAGCACCATAGACCTGACTGAAGGTATGCATCGAGAACGGAAGGGAATAAACGCCTCCCTTGGCCGTAGCCATGACCTGCAATCTAAACGGTCTAAATTCTGCGTATTGGTTAATCCAATCCCAAATCTCTTTGTTGTTCGTGTGGAAGATGTGCGGCCCGTAGGTGTGGACCGTTATGCCTGCTGCGGTATTGACCTGCGTATAGCAGTTGCCGCCAATGTGACTGCGTTTCTCGATGACCACGACCTTCTTGCCTTGGTCGTGCAGATGCTTGGCGCATATCGCACCGAAGAATCCCGAACCTACAATAGCAAAGTCGTACATTATTGACCAAAGATTGTGGGCCATAGCCGCTCGAAAGCATGGGCATACCCATTGCAGTCAGCCGTTGGTGGTAGTAGCGTTATTGCTCGTTGATAGAACTCCAAAGGCCGTTGCTGGATGGCTTCCTTGCGAACCGCAAAGATTGCCCCTGCTCCAAACCAAATCTGCCTTTCAATGATTTCACCAAACAAAAACTCAACGACCTCCGGCAAGAGGTTCGGCCAGCAATGGTAAGGCCAAGCGTTGCAGTTCAACCCATGTATTTGCAGAACCCATTGCGATAGGTTGAGGTACGGCAATTCCATGCCTTCCTCAAGGATGGTGTCAATGTGGTCGATGATGGTAGAGCAATGGTCAAACGGCTTGCCCTGCGTGAACAGGGTTACATCATCAAGGCGATTGTAGTTCTCAATGATGTGATGCAGGTAAGTGTGTGCCTCTCTGCCCATGTTAGGCAGCGTTATGCTTGGCAGGTCAATCGCTTCGCCTTTGTTGTAGATGACGCAATGCTGCTCGTATGGCTTGACCCAAGCCAAGTCCTCGTTATACCGTGCAACGACTATCTGCATTAGAAGGTTATGACGAAGCGTTCAGGCGAAGGCCACCCTGCATTGGTATCATGCACCTTGGTATCGGGTTTCTTACCAATCCAATGCTCTGCCTGCCAACGGTTATCTCTGACAGGCTCACCCAGTTCCTTGATGTGGCTTGACTTGGCCCACCAATAGGTGCCTCCGAAATAGGGGAATCCTTCGGGGTTGTTGGCATCAGCCATGTGAGGGAACTGCTCCTTGGTAATCCAGTGACATCCTACGGCATCAACTCCCTCCAGCAGCTGGAGGCAGCGTTCCCAAGCAACCACGTTGAAGAAGGTCATGCTGCGATTCCAAAGTTGGTTGATAAGCGATGGGTCGCTCGCTCCCTTGGTGTGAGCGTACAGGTACACGGCATCCTCATCTTGGCTCGCCTTGTACATCTCGGTAAGGGTAGCCTGCTCGTAGGCGTTTGTCCGAGTAACGACAACCTTTACCTTGTCTTTTATCAGCGAATTGTCAAGTATTTCCTTGACGGCCTTGCGCTGGTCAGGAGGGCCAACGATGCCGACACGAATCTCGTCCAATTGCTCGATGAGGCCGTAATTGCACAGGGCCATCATGTGCTGGTTCATGATGAGTTGCCATTGGCCGCCGCCTCCGCAATAAACGTGGTAGTAGTGGATTAGTTTCATAGGGAAGCGATTGCAAAAAGCAAGACCAATAACAGGGCGAATCTGCCAAAAATCAAAAGCAAATCAAGGAAGGATTCGAGGTTCATGGGGGTAAAGTTACACCACCAAGTACTTCCCTGAGTTGCTGACCGCTAATTTGTTGAGAGCCACATAGCGCAGGGCATCGCAGGCGTGGTTGTACGAATCAATTGGAACGCCAGTGTCCTTGCCCTCCTTGTCCGTGGCCCAAGTGTACGAGCGGAGTTCTTTTATCAGGTTTGTCGAATCCTTGGTGATGTGCAGGTTGAACCGCTTCACGATGTCAATCCCCTGCCTGATGGAATCCGGGCCTTTGCTTGCTGGCTTGATGTTGAAGCCAAGGCGGTATATCTCCTCGATGGACTTCGGTTCTGCGGAATCGGCGACAATCTCCCAAGCACGGGTGATGCCGAACTCCTTTAGCTTGGCGGCAATGTCGGAGTTGGTCAGGCCACGGTTGTAGAGCAGTTCATGCACGAAGAGGTCATCGCCCCTGCGGTACACGGCGACCAATGCCGTGGGGTCGCTGCTGAAGCCCCAGTCGAGGCCGTAGGCAACGAATTTCATCGTGGATGGGTCTATGCTATCCACCACCGAGAAGTCGCCGTATATCGCACCCTGTAGCGTTCCTACCTGACCGAGGCCGTACACCTTCCACCAGTTCGCCCAGTACGCAGAGGTTTCGGCTTTGGTGCGGTTCAGTTCAATGTCCTTGCGGATAGTGTCAGGCAGAGCCTCGTTGTCCTGATAGGTGAGAATCAGGAACTCCGCATCCGCTTCGGGCAGGACTTCGGTATGCGCCCAGAACTCATGCGTGGGGTTGAAGTCAATGAATATCTCTTGGCTGGTACGGATTGCAAGTTGGTAGTAGGAATCGAAATCGATGTTGTTGGCCTCGTTGATGTACAGCAACTGCCGCCTTGCTCCACGGAGGCGAGCCTCGGAATCAGCCGAAAAGAACTCAATCGTGGACCCGTTGGCGAAGTTGTACTGGAGCAGGGTCTTGTTCCACCTATCGGGAACCCACCTCCCCGTCCATTGCATAATCTTGGCGAAGTCCTTGATGGCTCCCCTGCGTAGGTGAGGCACGGATTCGGACACCACCGAAATCTCGGACTTGGGATGCTTTGCCGCATGGTCGATGAGAACCGCAAGGATGCCGAAGGTCTTGGACGCAGACGTGCCGCCTTGGATGACCTTCTTCCGGGCCTGCATGGCCCGAATCTTCTTGATTGCCGTGGTGTACTTAAACTCCATCCCCGAACAGGGGTTGCTCGATGTGAACCGTATTCTCCTGCTTATCCACCAAGTTGTTGAGGCGTTGCGTGATGGATGGGTTGTAGAACGAAAGCAGGCCGCCGATGATTTGGTCTTCCCTTATCTCTTCCCGAATCGCACGGCAGATACCACCGAACTCCTCGTAATAACCCTCTTTGTTCTCAAAATAGTGCTGAACCTCCCCGTAATTATTGCGACAAAACCGCTTGAATCCCTCAAGGGTTAGCGGCACTTTGCAGGCATCTTCCTTCTTTAACCCGTCCTTGCCGACATACTGCACCCGCTTCCATTGTTCGCCTTGAGCCTTGACATCCTCCTTGAATGCGGCCCATGCTTTCCCAAGGTCTTCGGGGGTTTTGAATATCCTCGTTGGGTGCATTAGTATTCGATTTTATCAATCAGTGCGTCAATCTTGTCCACAATCTTCATCTTCACGGCATAGCCATTTGGAGCATTGGAATCATCAATCGCACCAATACAGTCGCAGAGGGTCGTGATGACCATCATGAGCGAATCCATCCTCGCTTGAACTTGGGCTTCGGGGTCAGCCTTCGTTGAGTTCGCCAAGTTCTCGGAGTTTGTTTCGTGACCAGCCAAGGGCTGCCTTGCCACCCCAAAGGAGGTATGAGATATAACCGCAGTCCGAAGTGGAGTCAGCGTTGTCGTAGTACGTTTCTGCACGGCTGAGGTAGGAGTGCATCCGCTTGATGGTTTCAAGGGATATTGCCTCGCCATCTGCAAGCTGCTGCGCCCTGACCTTGCCAGTTTGGGTAGCACACTTGTTGCCATTCCTCTCGTTGAGTTCGATACCCCGCTTGGCGTTATTGCGTACCCCTTCGCCATAATCGGCGTAGGACTCGAATGCCTGACGTTTGTGGTTGGCCCAAAGATTACCACAAACGGCAAGCCGTTGCTGGGCATCGGGAAACTCTGCGGTCGTGTTGGCGTTGGACATACAGCGTCCGAGGAATTGGTCGCTGGTTTCATTGCTTTGTGGGGTTGGTAAGGGCATGGGTAACGGTATGCTGGTTGTCTTGGGCAAATTGGTCTGCCTCTTGGTAAATGTAGGAGAGGGCAGAAGTTACGCAGTCGGCACACCACCAATTCGTATTGGGTCGGCCGTGTGCAACGAGGATGGTCTGCAAGTCATGGACGGCTTCGGGGGATAGCCGCATGAACAGGGATGCCTGATATTGCTCCCAATAGTGGCGATGCTTGGCTGCAAGCAGGAACTCGTCTTGGGTCATCGGTTGGTCAGTTGCAGGATGACCACGGTCAACCCGGCAGAGGCAAGGCCGTACAGGATGGCGGCAAGGATAACCACGACATTGAAATCAAAAACCGTGATGCCAAACATGAATCCAAGCCAAAACGATAGGCAGGTGACGCAGGAGAACGGCTTGTGCTTGGCGAACCAAGTCCGATACCACCAAGCGGGCAGGACGTGGTATTCGGCGATTGCGAGAGCGGCGAGGCTACTAACGAGTAGCGGGAGTATCAGTTCCATGGTTGAGTAAAATTGCGGCCTTGATTTTGGCCTTGGCTTGTTCTATCGAGTATATCACTGAGCGGTAGGGGATGCCTGTTTCTCGGCTTAGTTTCTTCATGTTCCCGGTCGCCATGTGGAGTTTCAGCAATTCCTTGTCATAGGGGAACGCTCCCTCCTTCGCCCATGAATCCATCTCGGCTTCTGCGATGGCCCACATATCGTCCATGAGCGAGTTATATTCCTCGTGTGTCATATCGGCGTTGGGGTCTATTTCTTCGGTGGAATCGTGATGGCGGTACTTCTGGGCAAACTGGTTGTTCTTGCCCCGGTACAGGTTGAGTAGCAAACGCACAACGTAGAACTTAAAGTAGCCTTGGGAATGAATTTGCAGGATTTTGTCGGGGTCTTTTTCCAATAGAATTAAAACGCACTCCTGTTCCAAATCCCGCCAAAGCGGGTCGCCGCCAGTGATGGTCAGGCAGGCTTTGCGAATCTCTCCGCTGCGGTGAAGGTCGAGGATAATAGTTTCTGCCGAAGGCATACGCAAAGATATTGCAAAAAAAAGGGGAATGCCGTTAAGCACTCCCCTTACCGAATCTCACGGATTTGCCGATTATCGTAGGCTCACCGACTACCTAAGTAGCACTTAATTAGAAGTATAGCCACCGTATAAATGTAGCAAATAGTCCTGCGCATTGTGTAAAACTTGCCTACGGATGTACTTGATTTCAGGCATCGCATTCATGTCCTGCTCGTAGCTCCGTTTGTTCTTGATGAGGGTGGAATGGGTTCGCTTGATAACCACCCCGATTTCGTGGTATTTGAACAGGAAATCGTTGTAGGCGATGTCGGTGACGATGTTGCGGGCGAGGACATTCTCCCTCCTGCGATTCGCCGAGCAGATAGCACTGGGAGTGGTGTTGAACATTTTGGCGATGTCTTGCACCATGTGGTGGATTACGGACGTGGTCATGGCTTCGGGGGGGTTGGGTTGGACGATATGGGGGTTATGGGCAACCATAATGAACTGACAGTAATTTGCCATTTTTAATAAAATACTTTGCCGCATTGTTTACACTTCCAAATTCCGCTTTTCCTCAAATAAATATCTTCGTGAGAACAAGGAACGGCAGCCGCTAACAATGGTTTTGCGGCAGTCGGGGGGTCGTGGAGTGGCATCCAATGGGTGACTTCACGGGGCCACCAAAAGCTGTCATCGCTGTTCCATTCATTGTAATAGGTATCGTACGAGGCAACGCTTTTTATTCCGATTTCATTGCAAACCAGCACGCGTTTTCCATCCTTGGGCATTTGGTCTTTACAGGCTATCCATTTCATAGCTTCGGGGGGGTTGGGTACATCCAATGACTGACCTCATGCACCCACCACACATCCCTGTGAATGTTGGTGAACGTCTGCGTTTGCGTTCCAACCAGCCAAGCCACGGCGTAATTGCCATCGTGCAGAGCGATGAATACCTCCTCCATCTTGGAGGGCATCGTTTCAGGGGTTAGGCGTGTCCATTCCATGGTTATTCGTTTAGCAGGTTTTCTATCTTTTGTATTCTCTCTCCAATCCACCGCATTACAGGCACGGCCATTGAGTTACCACAAGCTTTGTACCTTGGCCCATCGGGGCATTGGTCGGCAGGTTTGTTGCGGTAAGGAATCTTTGTCCAATCATCGGGGAATCCTTGTAATCGTTCACACTCCTTTGGGGTCAGCCTTCGGATGGCCATATTAGTACCAACTGCGTGACTATGCGCCTTTGTGAGCGCAAATGATGGTTCGTTGTTTTCGCCAACAGTTCTGCCATAAGATGTTGAACCTTCAAACATATTCTCAGTATTAATTGGAAAGGCCATCGGTTGCAACACGGCTCCAATATGCTCCGTATCGGATTGCGAGCGGATGGTTTGCGTGGTGTGGTCGTTGGTGGTATAGTTGTAGGTGTCCACGGCTATCGGTTGCCCGACCAAATGGTCAGTTTCATTATATGGAGCCCATCCCGATGAACCTTGCATTTTTGCGGTTAATGTTGGGCAAGGCTCTTTGAAAGCCATTGGTTGCATTACTTTTGTGTCATTATTTCCACAGGTTAGCGCAGATGTACATCGTGGTTCTTCCGTAACATACAAGCCACCATTTGGTCTATCCGCTCTTGTACCATTAGCATCGTTAAAAGTTATGGTTACGGGTATCGGCTGCTGAACCAATGGCGTATTGCCTCCTCCCGTCCCATAATTTGCACTCACGCTGTCAGCGACATCCTTTGGGCCATTGACTCTTGAATCGTTTGGATGCGATTCGTAGTAAAGAGGTTGGGCAATCGCTATGCCACCTTGATTCTTTGATGGTTCAGGCGTTGTGGTATCCAAGGTTTTTGCCACATCAACCTCTCTGCATCCACTATTTGGGTTGGATGATTTCATTGAGTTGGATGACAATGCATCAAATGAATAGGCTATCGGCTGGGCAATTGCGTGTGGCCCTTTCGCAACCAATGATGACATCGTTTCTCCTGCCTCAATCCTCGGCTCGTATTGTGCGTTCTCGCCTTGGTTGAATGCTGCTCGGTCAATGATTAGTGGCGCACCTTGGTCTGCTTCAGGTCTTGCTGATTTGTAATCCCTTGCACATAAAGCATTACTTACTCTCGGAGTGCCTGGGTTTCTAACGCCTCCTTGAGCATCGGTGGTAACTTCTTGCCTCTTTTTTCTGCTCGGTTTAGTATTCCCTTGCAGGCTTTCGGACTCAAATAGAACCGCTGCGGCAACTCGCCAGTCTCCAAGGTATCCGACAACAAACACTCTTCTGCGTCTTTGTGCCACTCCGAAGTGTTGAGCGTCAAGAACCCTGTAAGCGAACCCATACCCGAGTTCCCCCAACGCCCCGAGGAAGGTACCAAAATCTTTTCCTCCGTTAGATGACAAGACCCCTGGAACATTTTCCCACACGACCCACTTG